TGACAAAGAAAACAGAGGATTGTCCCCCGCATCACATGGTTATTGAGACTCACGAACAGGCAGTTTCTCGATGGCAAATAGAAGATTCCAAGAAGAAACGCCTTGAAGGTCACTGTAAAAAATGTGGTGAAAAGAAGACATATCCTCTTAGTGATTTATATACTAAGTGGGGACAGGGAGGCGGTAGTAAGAACGTCTTTAGTCTAAATGGAAACGAACAATGGAGTAGAAAGCATGAAACGGTCACCGATCCGGCGGAGTTCCAAGCCAATGAAACGCAGTCGGATGCGGAAACGTTCCAAGAAGATGGAGGAATTTTATGATAAAGTACGCAGGCCAGCAGTGGCGGAAGCTGTTGGACAGGGGCGCAACCCTTGTCAAATCAAGTCGCCAATGTGTAGTCTATATGTGGAAGGTATTCACGAAAAGCTAAGTCGTGGACGTGGAGGCGGAATCCGTACTGTCCATTACAAAGAAAACTTAGTGCCATGCTGTCATAGATGTAACGAATACGTATCATCTCACCCTGCATGGGCAGAAAAAGAAGGTTGGCTACTTAAGGGAGGACCACGTGCCAATAACAAACAAGAATAATTTACCTAACTTTCTGGTAAAAAGTGTGGAGTTCTGGTCGCAACACCATGACTCACAAGCTGATTACTCAGCAACACAGTTACTTTCACCACCTAGAATCATAGCTTTGAGTAAGCAATACTCTGACCAAATAGAGGAAGATGCGTCAGATCGTATCTTTTCTTTACTTGGAAGCGCGACTCACAAGGTAATAGAGAGTGCTATAGAGTTTGACCCGGATGAGAATCTTGTGTCAGAGAAACGAATGTTCGCCACGTTAGATGGTGTCACTATCTCAGGACAGTGTGATGTCTATGACATAGCTGAGAAAACAATCTACGATCTAAAGACTGCTTCTGTATGGGAGATTATCTTTGGAGTTCGTGAAGAACGCGAACAACAGTTAAACATCTATGCTTGGCTCGGCGTCCAAGAAGGATGGGAGGTAGACAACATTGCTGCAGCATTTATACTTCGCGACTGGAGTAAGACTAAAGCAATGACTGAACCTAACTATCCCAAGAGCCAAGTAGTGGTATACCCCATACCAAGATGGACAGGCGAACAAGTAGAAGACTTCTTGCGTAAGCGTATACGTTTACATGAAGCAGCAAAGACATCCTTGCCCTACTGTACACCGGAAGAACAATGGGTTCGTCCAACAAAATATGCAGTTGTCAGTAGAGGAAGAAAGTCTGCTCATCGTTTGGCTGATTCGCACCAAGAAGCACAAGCATGGATGAACAAAAATAGAAAAGGTGACAGCATAGAAGAACGAATAGGCGAAGCCATTCGCTGCGAGTCGTACTGTGCCGTACAACCTTTTTGCACACAGTATTCAGCAATGAAGGGAAGGTAGTTGACATGAAGGAGTATTTGATCCAAACTTGCGCCAATGCAATTCGGTCCATTCCTTGCATTTCTTGTCTTAAAGGTCTTTGGACTCGCCTCCTGCTGAGACCTCGACGACAGGCCACCCTTCCGGGGGCGGTCCGATGCCTAACACATCGGGTCGCCTCCTTCTTTTTAAGCGCATTTATACTCACAGCCATTGTAAGCTCCGTATGGGCGTTTTTTCCGCAAAGTAATGCTGAGGCACGTTCAAACATGCCTGAATACATGCAGGAACGGTACATTTTGTTCCAAGAAGCGTACTTAAACAGTCCGTGGCCGAGCTACATGTACCATAAAGTAGAGTCAGTTGCATTTTGCGAGTCAAGTTTGCGCTGGTATGCTACTGGTGATCAAGGTAGGGCGTTAGGTTACATGCAAATTCGCAAAGATTACCACCCAAGATTATATAATACATTTTCGTTATACAATGGAAAGGACAATTTAACTGCAGCTTATATTATTTACTTAGAGGCTGGGAGAAGTTGGAGGCCGTGGAGTTGTAAACCGTAAACGTATTGCGAACTAACGAAGAAAGATTTTTAAAAATAGATATTACTAGGAGGTAATAAAATGACAATGGATGATGTTAGGGGTGGGCTCGTAGCTCAATTTGATTTTCTACATCACATTACAGGATACGAAGGTATCTTTTCTGACGTAGATCACCTTGATAGAACATTGAAACGATTGATTAAATGTAGAGAATATCAGTATGAATTTCATGCAGCTGATATTATTTCTGAGTACGAATCGCTAATTGAATTTAGTGATAGTGGGACACCTCCCTCCAAACTTAGAGAGTATATGACTCGCCCGTTAGATCAACGTAAACTTCGAGTAAGCAAAGATATTGCAGATCAGTTAGCATATCTTAATCTTTTGGATAGAACCATAGCGTATGTTCAAGCTAAAAGAGATAGAGAAGCTGAGCGTGAGATGCACGAGGGAAGGTAACTGGTAGTGATTATATTAGGGGTTGATCCCGGTGTGTACGGCGGAATGGCATTTGTACACCACGACAAAGACACATCCCCTATAGTATTCCGTATGCCTATGGATGGTACAGGCAGACACGGCTATGACTTGCCATCAATAATGGATATCATCTTTGACCTGTTACCTGATGTGTTAGTCATAGAAAAAGTAACAAGACCTGCATCTCTAGTGAGGTGTATGGGTCTGTTCGAGGGTATAGGTGCAGCTTTGGAATTAGAAACGCACACTGTTCGACCACAAGAGTGGAAGAAATACTATGGTCTTACAAAGAGTAAACAAGAATCTATTGATCTAGCCCTTGAACATTTCCCATCTTTAGACACAGAGATAACTAAAATATCAGACGATGGTCTAGCAGAAGCTGTTCTTATTGCTGAGTATGGATATGTTATTGGTGACTAAGACTATGTTATACCTCAACATTCATCTCAATAGTAGGCATACCACCTCGTTGTTGACCTATTAGCTTTCTATACGTTGGACGTATCCATAGCTTGATTACACCAAGAGCAAGTGGGTTCATCATTGCAGCTTCAGGGTACAACCCTCCCGGTCTGCCATCTCTCTTTACACCCTCCATGAATCCCTTCAGGAACGAACCAGTACATGCAATAATCATTTCTTTGTTCTTGAGATAGCCAACTGTCTGGTTAAATTGTGCATACATACGTGCGACTTTACCTGCTACTGCTTTATGGTGATGCCCTATCAAATAGATATCAGCGTCAAAGCCTCTCACAACGTGCTCTAGCTGGTTCAATGGACTGGATAGTAGTTTACCTCCACTTCGACCATGATGTGCCCATATGAGCACCTTAGGCTTTGCAGCAGATTTGTTGTTTGGCTTGAATGTGAGGTTGATATAGGCACATGTACCTAAGAACGGAGCCTTAAGGAAGTTAGCCATTCGTTGATCCGTGGTAGTGCCGTCTTGATGTACATGATAGTGATGACCTTCCAGTAAACCTAGCCATCTACCAACAGTAGGCTTCAGGATTTCTTGGATTTCTTCTTCGAGTTCTTCTGCTTTCGCATCAATCGCATCAACAACACTATCGTAAAAACCAGACTCCCTAAGTTTCTTACGATTCGACGGTGATTCCATATCGATGAAGTCACCCATCCCAATATACCATGCATCATTCTTTACTCCGTACGCTATAACTTCTTTGAGTCTATTAAGATCAACTACGTCTCGCTGTTGCTGGAGCTGTATATCGCCTATGGGGATAACAAGAGTCTCTTTCCACGGCAAAGGCTTGTTGGTTAGATGCTCAACTGACGACAATTCCATAGGGGTCCTCCATTAACTACACCCTGTCGTTACCCCACATTCTTGACAGGTGCTACACGTACCGGTCTTAATCATTCTCACACCAAAACACTGATCACAAAACTCACCAGTGTACCCCTGCTGTACAGCTTGGCTCATTATGTCTAGTTTAGATCCTACCATAGGCTTCTCCTCTACAACAGGCATGGCAGCTAAACTATCTTGATGCATCTGTAAACGTACAGGCATCAGTAATTCTCGTACTACTTTAAACTCTGGGAATTGATCGTTTGCTCCACGTGTTTCTGCTGCGTAGAGTAGTCGTTGTGCTGTTGCTAATTTCTCATCTAATAACTCAAGATCCACTGTTGTTTGCCTTGTCTCTAATCATCCTGTAGATAGCTAATGCACCAGCACTAACAATAGGTGCAGATGCTGCAGGTATACCAAAGTCACCTGCATTTTCAGCTAAAGATATTAGAGCAGCAGATACTGCAATTATTATTAAATCACGCAAACCTTTATGCAATGTTCGTGGCATTACTTTCTCCTCGGAATTTGTATTTGATGTATTTCATATCCACCTTCATAGCGGATTGGGGTTGATGGACTGCTTAACCAAGCATTGGTCCAAGCTGCAAAGTCTCCTTTCTTTATAGGTTCAGGTATAACTTTTTCTTTTGCTGCACCAAGTAACATTTCTTTATCCCAATTATCACCGGGATCATCAGGTCGTGTCATAGGACTAATATCACAATGCCCTATTAGATTTTCTTCATGGATAATTATATTGTGCTGTTCAGTAAGCCACTTGAGTATTGCTATACAGCTATTGTGTTGCGCTAGTGTCCAATT